CGGCCTCGGCTCCAATGAGCCCGTTTACAGGACACGGGGTCCCAGCATCCATCATGCTTGTCCAGACACGAGGGTCCTGACATAGAAGAGCCACTGCACTCACTTTCATGCCGAAAGCATACTGACTACGAGATAATTTTAAAAGTTGGCACAGCTCATCGTCTACTAAAATTCCTGTAGCAACACCCAAAACATTATTTTGAACAGCACCACCAATACCAACTTTACAAATATCACTATTTGAATTGGGTAGAACGGGTGCGTTTGCTGTTGGTGGTGTGTTATTTACTACCGTGCTGGACACGGTATTGGTTTCAGCGTGAGATTTTTTTTGAAAACCTATAACAAGAACACAAGTTATTAAAACTATTGAACATAACCACATAAACCAGTCTTGTTTCATTTAACACCTCCAACGTTTACGTGCTTGTCTTAGTCTTGAGTTTGGATCTTTTGCTGCTTTAGGAAATTTTTTCATTTGTCCTGCACTTCTAGCACAGAAAGACTTTCTTCTTTTTGCTGCTTTACTACCGGGTTTTACTTTACCTGTCACAGCAGTTTTTAATTTAGAACCAGGGTTTTCTCGTCTATAACGAGCAACGCCTGCTTTAGTCATTCCCGCCCCACTTTTCGTGGAGCGGAAATATTTTTTTGTTTTTGGTGGCTGTTTGTCTGCCATTATGCAAATATACAGGTCAATGAAGTTACATTAGTTAATGTAGCATGTATTCTATCTTCAAATCTCATACCTGTATCTCCAATGTAAGTTTCAATGACTGCTGTAGCTGATCCAGGAGTATCCAAATCTAATTTGGTTGCCCCTCCACTACCGTCTTTTAAAACGATACTACCAGCAGACGAACCACAGACAGCGTGAATAGCTATCAGTCTTGCGGGACCTGTTCCTACGTTTCCTGTAGCAGTTACTTTAGCCGATCTATAGTTAATCATTGTTTACTCCTATTCGTAGCTTACAGCTCTGTCTTGAGCAGCCATGACATAGTCAAGAGTTGTTACCTTAGTACCACTTGCATCACCTGACAAACTCATAGCGGTCAATTTAAGATTTGCTGTTGGAACGTTTGATGTTGAAGTTCCTACTTTTTTTCTATTAATGTAGAAATCTACAGTGTCAGTTGATGAGCCTTTAGTAGCTTTGAAACCTAAAGTAATATAGGTGTCATCAGCTAATGTTGCTTTTGTTGTATCATCAAATGTTACAGTGGTTGCAGTTCCACCTGATTCTGTAACACCAGAAATAACTGCACTACCATCTGTTAACAAAAATCCAATGATGTTGTCTGATGCTAAAGCGTTTTCAGGATTAGTTGCAAATGTTTCTGTCATTCCTACAAGTAAATCCATTTGATCTGCATCTGATACTTTTACTCTTGTTTCATACCATATTGCATCACCTGCTGTTGTAGGCAAAGAAAAGATTTCATGCTTACCTTGAATTGAAGCACCGTCATTATCTGTAGTTGCTGTAGATGTTAAGGCAATCTCACCACCAGTAGCATCAGCTACAATAGCAGCACTAGCCCCTGAGTCTTTAACGATTGTCCATCTTAATGTTGTGTCAACAGCACCTTCATAGAAATCATCCATGTAGGTGAATTGATCAGGCCACATTGATTGTTTTAAATTCTCAAGACTACCTCTTGCAGATGAGAATAACAGTGGGCCTTTAAAGTGTGTTCCAGCCATAATAAACCTCCTTGGTTGTATAGACCTTAACCATACAGTCTCTATACCGTCTGCTAGCTCAGTGGTGTATGGTCGTTATGCTAGACTTTCAATATGGCATAAAAAAAGGGCGCAGTCAAAGACATACGCCCTTTAAAATATTAATTAATTATTATGCGCCTGAAGTTCCGAAAATACCTCTAGGATCTGAGAAACCAAATGAGTATCTCTCTCTAGCTTTGTATCTTACGTTACCTGTGTCGAAATCACCTTCCATGTTTGTAGAAAGTGCAGTTCTCACGAAGTGCTTTAATCCATTAGGTGCATCAGTTTTAATGTAGAATGCGTTAGTGTCAGTTAAGAAGTGGTTTACTACATAACCTTCAGGAATCATTCCCATGTTTCTGATTGCATTAATGTCATTGTCAGCAGTTCCAGTTCTAAGGGCAGAAGCCATTAGTCTGTCAGCAGTAAACTGTAATTCTTTTGGAATAATTAGTTTTCTACCTTGAACTGCAATTTTAAGACCACGCTCATCGACAAATGCAGCAATGTCAATTAATGACTGCTCAAGAGATGTTTCGTTTAAATCAGCGTCAGTTGCTAATCTGTTTGATAAAACACCACCTTGTGCTAGTGGGTGCTCAGTGTTGATAAGTGAAACACCATCACCACCTGGATTTGTTCCCGCAGCACCTGCAGCAGCGAACGCATTGTTTAATACGTCAGCGCCTTTGACTTGCTTTGTGTTTGCCATTGATCTTGCAAGAGCTTTTGTGTAACGAGAAGAAAGCTGATCATAAAGATTATCTTCGATTGCCTCTTCTGTTATTGCAAAACCTAATGCAATTGTATCGTGTGTGTAACGTGAAGTGTAAGCTTCAACCGCTGTGTCATAAGATATGCCAGCACCTTCTGCTTTTGTTGGTGCAGAACCGAAACCTGATAACATTACCTCTTCTTCGAATGCTCTGTCAGAAGATTCTTGATCAAAGATCTCAGTATGTTCCTGTTCATATCTTTCGTACTCCATCCCAAATAAAGCATTTAGGCCTGGTTCTAACTCTTTAACGAGTTGACTTCTAGATATAGCCATAGTTTAACCTCCTATATGCCTGTTGTGTCTGTATACTGGTGCTTATTGATTCTAACAAGAATGTTAGCGTTAGCAGCAGTATAGTCACTGTTATCAGGATCTGTTGAAAGATCATAAACAGCGAAGTTAGAGCCATTAGAAGTTCCAAATGTGCTACCGTCAATTGCTACACCAGAAATACCTGATTTGGTAGATCCTGCTGCATAAGTTGCGATATTACATGTTGAACCGACTTGAGCTCGACCAGCGTTTGTGTCATCACATTTGACTTCAAACACCACATTTGGGTCACTGATTACGTTTGCAACGATATCGTCAGCTACAATCGCACCTGGATAGTGATTTGAGAAAGTTGGTTTTTGTGTTGTTGGGTCTGTATAGAAACAACCATTAAAAACACCAACAAGCTCAGCACCAGCAGAGGACCCACGAGAGATTGATCCGTTTGCGTTTAGCACGACAGGATCTCCCATAAAAATGGAGTTCGTTTCGTTGCTAGCTATAGTCATTTGTTGTTGACCTTGGCCCTGATATGCAGAACCTAGCATTAGCACTGGACGAAATCCAAAGTTGCCTTGTTGATTTGCCATAATATTACTCCTTTGTAATATGTTGTTAGTATTGGTCGTTTAACAAACCGTGCCGATTACGACTTGTTTCCTGAACCAAAAGTTACTTTGGTTTGCCTTTGGGGTTTACTGATCGGCATCCTTGGATCCTCGATTTTCAGTAGATCGCTGTCGACAGCCTCTCTTTGGCTCTCGGTTAAGTTTTTGTAATAAGAGTTTCTCTCTTCAACGGTCTCTACTGGCATACGAGCTAACAGTAACCCACCTACCCCTATAACTCCTGCGTGTTTACCATCTTCAATGGTAGGAAGTTGCCAGTCAGGATATTCGTCGGCTCGGACTAATTCCCAACCTTCTCTTAATTTTCCCATGACGTTTTTATTATCGTCAAATCCTCTGACTGATTCCCTTATCCATCGGTGTTTAAACCCATCAGGTGCTGGGGGTGCGTCTAATGATGAAGGTCTTTGCCAACTTTTTCTACGAGCTGTCTTTTCCCTAGTCTCATTAGATCTTAGCGTTTTATTTACCATATTGTCTCCAATCTATACATATTTTGCGTATTGTTCAAGGGTAAGACCCAGTTTTTTTGCTATAGCAACTTGACTAGGAGTGAGTTTCACTTTTTTAGAACCACTTGTTTTAGATGTTCTAGAAGCTCCTGCAACTGTTTGAGGTGCTTTTTCTTTCACTTCTTTCACTTCTTCTGTTTCTTTAAACTTATGAGGAAACTGATCTTTTACATAAGAGTCTATTTCTTCATAATATTCATCACTTTTAGGATCATATCC